TGGAAATTCACAACTCTCTCGAGCGTGTGTTATTAAAAGTTTCCAACTATGTCACCTGGCTAATTACTCACCAGGAAAACCATGCGCACTAGCGCATGGGAACCTTCAAAAGAAGTATAACAAAGAGGAAATCTCTTATCCACACGCTAAAGCGCAAAAAGACTAGTTACCTAGAAAAAACAGGGGCTGGATCCCTGTTATTAATTCTCCGGGCAACCCTGTCTTAATGCGGGTTGCTACGCGTCGCGAGCCACGTAACTTTACTACTAAGGAGAAGGGGAAGTTTTAACCCCTTTCACTTTATATGTGAAGTAGTAACCAGGTGGGGGGGCCGGAGTGCCCCCCCTTTATACCGCAGCGGGATTTGCGGAATAGTAATCCACCGTAGGGCAACAGATAAACCATAAAAGGTTAAAATCTGGACCCGTACCAGCAAAGGTGGTTACTGTTCCGAGATCGGTACTAGTGTTAGCAGTACTCTGCTTCACAAGTACCTCTAGGATATTTCCTTGAGAGCTCGTCCAATCATCATCATTACCAGTCATTGCATAATAAGGACTGGTATATGCTAGGATAGCACCATTCTCATCAGGATAATTCCATGAAAGCACAGAATTACTGAGAGAAGCCGTCAACGCTGCACCCCCCAAACCCACAATACTAGATTGATTAAGGGTTCGGTTGGCTGCACTAGAGGTTCCACCCGTATTAATTGTGAATGAATAGACCCCACGTCTAGCTGAAGCTAACGTTGAGTCCGTCACACGTTGGGCGGTGATAGTAGCAGGGGGAATTGTCTCAACAGCAACAGCTGCTGCATAATTCACACTGCCACGAAAACCTGCGAAGGCAAATGCGAGATAAGATATTGGGTGAGTCGGCACATAATTAAATGGTGCCGAACCCGCCACAACTACCTTACTCGCGGTGCTTAGTCCCAATGGATCATACCCATACACGGGTGGGGTCCTAGAATAAGATTTCCGGAAGCACCCAAAACGAGTAAAAGACGAACCATTAATTGGAACGGTGTCGTATACGCTCAATCTGTGTAAAAGAGTACGAAACGACGCTACAGCTTCACCAAAATTCATTCCATATCGCTGAGGGTGATTAGAGGAGATATCTCCTAGCAACTGAGGTTCAGGAGCTATGAGTACCTCATCTTTTGCCTGAACAGCAAAGAATGAAGGTGGTGGAGCACTTGAGGATTCTCCCAAATGAGATCGCGGATTCGCGAACTCAAAGTTATCAGCCCCACGAACAAAGAACAAGATGCTCAAATTTTGAGGGCTGACGGGAGATATCAATGGTGTCATTACTGATAAAGTTATTAGACCATTGTCAAAGCGCCCGTCATAAACGAGTGCATTGCCAACTGTCCAGTTTTCAGCAATTATCCCACGATTCCTCAACCAAGGAAATGCCTGGTGAAATGGAATACGAAAGGAAGCCACATTCGACTCTGCTATATCCAAGATTGTAGTGTAAACACTGTTATCAGGAGGAGCAGATGTACCAGGACCACCTTTCGGATCCCAAGAGACCCTAAGACGACCTTTGTGAAATTTCGTACACACAATACGAATTTCAAGCTCTATATCACCCCGCCAATGTTGAAACAACATAGCGGCATAAGATAGCGGAGTATGGTAGATACGCCGCGCGCGTTCTACCAAACCAGCATCGTAAACGACATTAGTCCCAAATAACATGGGACTTATTCGTGCATTCCACAAAACTGTACCTGCTATGTCCGTTGTACTCCACCCTGCCGAGGCGAAGTAAGACCACTTTGAAGTGAAATTCGCTAGTGCCATTTCATCTCCAGATGGAACACCCACAATAGTGGGATCAATGGACAACTCCTGCTTCGGATCCAAAGTCAACTTTTGAAATGGAACTGAAATCTGAGCAGTCGCTAAGTGGGGTGCTGGGAGGGGGACCAATGCGTTGACATCTGCTATGTTAGGTATGTTGGTGAAACCAAACATACTAGCAATGTCACGTATTGCCATCGCCCCAATCTCCGAGGCTCGTGCAAACTTCCCTATTACAGGGGCGTCACGCAAAGCTCGTGCGGCATTTGCTACCATCTGGGCAGTACTGCTGAATGGACCAACATACTCATCCTTCGCTTGAAGAACGAGTTGATTGGTCGAACCCGATAGCTCAACATTATCCAACCAAGCATAGGTACTAATAAGCACCGATGTAGAACCACCAGAAGAAGCCACACCTAAAGGGGCGGCAATATAATAGGTAAGATTACCCATATTTTTCACAGCGGTCGCTGAGGTTATAGATAGCCATGAGCTATGTAAAAAGAAGGGAACTACGAATTCCCCTCCCGAGTTGTCAGCTGGTGTAACCCAGGTGCCAGGCATCTGACTATAAGGAGTCAGTAAAGGTTGAGCAGCAGTACCAGAGCGAACCCTGGTATTGCTAAACCCTGTGCCGGTAGCATTAACGGATGGTTCATATGCTACTCGCACCATTCCAAAATGGAATGGGGTAGCATTAACCATGACTTTAATGTGCAGGTTTGCTCTTAAAAAGCCATATGATTCCAATTTACGCTTGATAATAGTATCATTCATAAAAAGGTACCATGGTTCTAGGACAGAACCTGACACACCAATAGCGGATGCAGTTGTCCACGATCGAGTATCGATCAGTGTGGGACGATTTAAAAATCGACCCAAATCAGTATTAGTTGAGCCATCCACAAGCACAGTAGCTGGAACGGGGGGATCGATTATCGTCACAACTCCTGCTGAAGAGTCTATGAACGTGACGACCTCACTATTCTCAGTCTGTGGTTCGCCTGTGGGAGAAGCATCATCTTCTAAAGATTGGACAACTAAATCCACTGGATTTTCGGGTTTATTAAAAGGAATGAAAGTACCCGGTAACACTTCCACACCAGTAGATTCTTTTCCGGCAGAATCCTCCGCACTTGTTTTTTCTACATTTTCTTTGTTTTGAAACCAAGTGGACATATCCGGAGGCGGCTTAACCTCAGGTATGTTTCGGACAAATGAGATTATTGGAATCTCTTTAGAAGCGGTCACGAATCGCTCCTGTAATTGTCGATACGTTTTAAACGTACCTGGCCCTACATACTTACGAAGCTCCGGGTTAAGAGCTTCTGCCACTGCTTCTGAGAACCAGCGGAATTGCGCCTTACTATGGAAAAAGTATTCCATATGCGCAGACGCCATGACCTCCACCATCTGGTGTTCCCTCTCTATTGATTTAGAGGTATTCCAGACAGTAAGAGATCGAAAAATGGATTCTTCTTCTAGGGGACAGAACCACTCTCCAACATCCTCATCAAAAACCCACTTTCTCTTAAGAAAGGAGCACTGAGAGATGTTAAGATATGGGATCATAACCTCTGACTTGTCAGCCATAGTGTATGAGACCCCAATCTTTAGGAGTTCTTCCCGAATGGAGACATGATTAAACCAGGGAGCATCAGATGACACCCCATTGATACAATCATCTCCATATGTCATAAGTGACACTTGGG